GATAACATCCTTGAACCATTGCCGGCGCAGCTTCCACCACGTCATACGCTCGTAACGCGCTCGATAATCGGCCGTGTAGCCGAGGAACTTGTAATAATCGTTCATTTGACAATCTCCTGATTCCAGTCCAGCATGTCGCCGGTCAGCCATTCGCCGCCACTCGAAACACGCGCGTACAACCACGCTTTATAGCCGATTCGAGCCGCCTTATCGTGTTCCAGCCATGCTTTCAGCCACGTGAAACGTAGTTTCCAGCCGGGTATGCGTCGCCACAACTCCTTGTTGACGGCACCATCGATAAGGCTGAGGATAAAGGCTTGGTCAATTTGACACTCCCGTGGTTGAAACCACGGGATTCCTGCGAACTGGGCTTGCTTGGATTCAGACGATACGCCTGAATCCAGAGGCTTCCCATTTTTAGCGGGCTATCCCCGGTTGTCGGCCGGTTCCTCTTCTCTTTCGTCATGCTTCTTCCCAGCTGAGCCGCAATGCCTCGTCGCGGATGTTCAACGCGGCGTTCACGTCCCTGTCATGCCGGATATGGCAGTTTTCGCAGGTCCATTCGCGTTCGGACAGCCGCAATCCCTTGTACTTGTGCCCGCAGTCGTGGCAGAGTTTGGAACTCGGGTAGAACCTGTCCACTTGGACGAGGGTGCGACCATACCATTCCGCCTTGTAGGAGAGCTTGTCCACGAGGCCGCTCCACCCGTCGCGGAGTATGGAACGGTTCATCGCGCGTTTGCGTGACTGGCCGTTGCGCATGGGTCTGCCTTCGGTGTCCAGCCTCTTGCGTGCCTTCCGCGTCATGTTCCGTACCATCAGGGTCTCCATGCCGATGAATTGGTTCTCTTCTATCAGCCTGTGGGACAGTTGGTGCTGGAAGTTATCGCGGTAGTGGCGGAGCTTGGCGTACGCCTTGGCTACGATTGCCTTCTGTCTGCGGTAGTTGTTCGACCCTTTCGTTCTGTGGGACAGTTTGCGCTGCTCCCGTTTAACGTCCTTCTCCAATCGGCGTAGCCGGTTCGGATAGTCGATTTTCTCGCCTGTGGACAGCGTGAGGAGATTCTTGACACCCAAGTCGATGCCGATACGGCTCTCGGCCCGTGTTTTCGGCTGGATGTCCACGTCGAACAGGAGCACGAGATAGTACGTCCGGTTCTCGCGTTTCACCGTCCAGCTGGACAGGCTCTCGATTGGATAGCGTAGCCGGTCGCGTTTGCGGATGCGCACCGAGCCAAGCTTCCTGGACAACGGGTACCGGTTGCCGTTCATACGGCGTATCGGCATGGTATTGCGGAACGATTGGATGCTGTCGTTCCTTGAGGCGAAATGGGGACGATGCTTCTCGTACTGGGCTTTGCGGAAGTACGCCGACTGTGCCTTGCGGAAGTCCATGATGGCGTTGCTCAATGCGTTCGACGGGATCGGACTGTCCTTGAGCCATCCGTTCGCGCTCTTCATGCCGGTCACGTTCGGATACTCGGGTTTCGGGTTCATCTCCTTGTCGTACGTGTTGAACGCCTCGACCTGCTGGTTGTAGGCGAAACGCCTGTCCCCGAAGCACCGTTCCAGCAACGCGGCCTGAGTCCTGGACGGCGTGAACGGTATGCGCTGCGCCACCTTGCGCATGGTCATTGTGATTCACGCTCCTTCGCTCGTTGGTCGTCGATGTATTTGACCACCGCCTGCTCGTTGACCGAGCCGATGCTTTCCGCGAAATAGCTGGGCGACCACAGGCTCCGCTCGCCCTTGCGTTTCCAGTATTGGCTTTTCAGTTCGGGGTGCATGGCGAACAGTCGGAGACTGGATGTGCCCTTCAACTGTTTGACGATGCTGCTCACGCTGATTTTCGGTGGCGCTGACACGAACAGGTGGATGTGATCGTCCAAGCCGACCTCCATGTGGGGAATGCGGTAGCCGTGCTCGTCGGCTATCTCCCTGAGAATCGTCTTCAAATCCGAGTCGATTCCGTTCTTAAGCACCTTGCGACGGTATTTCGTGCACCAGATGATGTGGTAGTTCAGATTGTATACCGAAGTCCTACCATGTGTGAACCGTTCATCGCTTGCGCTCATGGGAATAATCGTAGCACATTCGCTACCATATGTAAACTTCGGTACGCCCTAACCCGGCATTGAAATACCGGGTTTGCGGGCTAAAACCTCATCAAACACGTCGTCGGCAACCCAAGCGTCACGCTCAGCCCTCGAATCAAACACCCTGAGACTCCCAGGCCATGACCCATCATCCCATGTCGCGCCGATACCATAAGCCCAGCGGAAAGCGTAGAAGTAGCGTGCCATCATGCCACCTCGCCATCGAAGTGACGTTCGGCGGCTACCGCGTACAGCACGTCATGCATGGTGTCGGTACTGTAGCCATTGATATTGGTGACAACTTGCAAAGTCTGCTCGGACACACCGTAATCATCTTTCAGCGCGTCCCACATTTCCTCAATAGACATTGTTGAATCTCCCTTGAATTGATGAAGCGCGGAGACAGCCGCGCGACTGATTGAATCTGATTGAAAGTTAGTAGCGTTCGCCGATTAGCACGCCGTCTTGGTAGATGTACAGGCCGGTACCGCGTCCGTTGCCCATTCGAGCACTATCCCAGTAGCAGAGTCCAGCTTGACCCGAGCCGTCTTC